GCGTAAAGCTGGTGGCTGTAGTCCGGGTTAGTTTTGCGGGCTCGTGGTCTTTATGCGCCAGGTAAATCACATCAGCAGATTGGACATGATTGATTTCAAATATGTCATCTATGCTATATGTGGTGGTTACTTCGACAATTCTACCAACAGTCCCACCAGAAACAAAAGCAGAAAAACCAGAACCATCCACGCCGCTAAGTTCAAAGGTATTAGTAGTGACATTGGCTACAGTAAACTCCCTGTTGTTAATCTCTGTCATACCGGTCACACCGGTAATATATACCCGGTCGCCGTTTGAATAATTGTGAGATGCGGAGGTAATCACAACCGGATTGGCGGCAGTCGCCCCGGTAATGGACTTTGTTGCCTCGGTCAGAATACCGCCATCTTTGAAGAAGCGAATATAGTTTGCGCCAAACTCCAGCACATACGCCTGCTCGTCACTGTATTCAAAGTTAATCAGACGAACCTTGCCACCATCCTTGGATGAACCAGCGTAGTAAGTGCCAGGGCGGCGAGTAATCCCACCTTGGGGAAACGCCAGCATATTTTGTAGCGTCTGCGCCCCTGCGTTATACTTTTGCAGGTCAATACGGCCCTCAAGGCGCGGTGAGAGTTCACCAGCTTGGAAGTTGGTAATGATGGTGGAAACGCGGGCCATCTTAGAACCTTACATTAATGAAGTCGTCTGCGAGTAGCTTGTCTGGTGTCCCCTCCATTGCATCAATGGAACGAGCCTCACGCAAGCGGGACTCATACAGCTGGAACATTTGTTGGGCAACACCATTGCTGCCTGTCAGGGCATAGGCCGTTTCTGCGGCCAAGCGATGCGCTACAGTGCTGCTGAGAAGGGAATCATACTGCTCTGTGTCAGTAACGCGCCCGATGTAGGTAATCTTACAGGTGCTTTCATTTGACAGAATTTTGCGGCCCTCAATCTTATACATCAGCCGGGTGTCATACGCTGCAATCTCGCTGTCCACCTGGTCGTCAAAGAAGGACAGCACCCGCAGGCAGTAAGGATTGTTTGGCAGGGTATATTGGTATTCAAAGCCAAATGCCGGTGTGTCAGCGTCCTGTGCAATGGACTTTCTGGTAATGGCTACATTCCAAGGATGCGCCCGGAGAACAGCGTCACGCACAGTAGAAAAACGCCGATTACAAATCCGCGCTTCCTTTGAGTTCTCACTTAGTGCTGTAATGGTTCCTGCGCCAAGCAAGTCCATAGCTTCATTACAAATGTCAACAACGGATGGCATCTCTTAATAGCCTCTCTACTTCTACCAATACGCCCCGGCTCAGATTGCTGTCACCGCCGGAAAGCACACGGCCTTTCTCTCTTTGCTCTTTTACAAGCCCTTTCAAACGCTCTGTAGGTAATATTACCACAGTTTCGTCAGTAATCATAAAGGCCCAAAAATCTGCTTCTGTTGTAGAGATGCCAGATGGCTTGCCCCTACAAAAAAACTCCACAAACACTTTTCCGGTTCGTGAAGCTCTGAAATCCCTTTTCACCTCTATGGTCTTGTCGGTCAGCATATTAGCAAGGCGTTTTTCACTTAGCTGACCTACTTTCAAATCATACCTAAAATCACTATTGTATTCCACGCCGTTTCCCCCCGGCTGGAGAAGGAAGGGGCGGCCAGAGCCGCCCCAACCAGATTAGTTCACCACATACTCAATGATGAAGGCCATGTCGCCGGAGGTGCCACCAGTTGCGCTAAAGGTAGCGGCAAGGTAGTAGATTCCACCGGGGTCGGAGGACTGACCCGCCAGTTCCCAAACCTGCTGACCGGTGGTGTTGATGTCGGCAACTTCGTAACGGAGTTCCGTCAGACCTGCTGCGTCAGCAACATCAGTTGCCAGCGCATCTTCATCAACAACAGTGCCTTCGTCATCGTAGAAGCCAACATTAAAGGTGCATGAGCCACCCAGGTTGTCGGAGCCTACGCGAACAGAAGTCACGGTAGCATGAGTTGGAATCGGCGCAAGCATCACAATGTCGTCATCGGTGCTGTCACCAGCAGCCAGTGCAACATTGCCTTGTGCAATACGCTTTACGCCACCAAGCTCTTGAGCGTTGTTGGCGACCTGCGGGAGAGCCTCAAGATTGGCAATGAGGTCGGAGTTCTTCGTTGTCATCTCTTAGCTCCTCTTAGTCAGGGGTTTCGTCACAGAAGATCTGCACAACCTTGTCTTCCTCCATGCGCACCGCTCCGATGCTCATGCAGTAATAGACCTGAGTTGCGTATCCCTTGTCAGCGCGTTCATCAATCCGTGCATTGATGTCTTTGCCAATACCAAGGGTCAGACCGTCCTCTGCCCAAGCGAAACACTTACGAATATCGTTAGAGTCCACAGACAGACGGTTAGACATGATGAATTGGAAGCCCATAAAGGTATCCAGTTCACCTTGGACGAGAGCCTTCACAGTGTTGAAGTCGCTGCTGGTGACAGTGGTGTCGCCAAGAAGATCTTCAATCTGCTTTGGGCCTACCGCAATGTAGCGCGGGATCGACGGATCAACATCGTTGAGATCCATCTTGCGCTTTGCTTCACGCAGCTTGGCAAGAGTCAGACCGTCGTTGGACGATGCAGAACCTACCGAGTTTGCTGTTGCGTCAAGCGATGCGCTACCAGAACCAGTTTCGCCAGTGCTGGCGGCACCAGTTGCGGCAGTGATGATGACATCATCCATTGCACGACCCATAGCAGCGGCAGCTGCACGAGCGTAGGATGAGGTCGGGTCAATCAGCATACGGACTTTGTCCTGGTCATCAATCAGGTCAGCATACTCGTAGTCAGCCAGAGACAGCCGGCGGCGGGCATGCGGAGTGTCCATCTGCGGAGTGTCGGCGTGGCGGCTGGTGCGAAGGGCAGCAGTCGCAGCACCGATTTGGTCGATGAAAGCATTTTTGCCAACAACATTCTCAACGCGCACTGCATCACGCAGACGGGAACCCATCTGCTGTGAAAGCATCTGCACATTTGCAGAATACTGCTGAACAAATGCTGTGGTCACTTGCGTAGACATAAGTCTAACTCCTTGTTTTCACAGTTACATTTGGTTCATTGTCAGTGCGCTACCCTTTCGGACGCTCCTCGCCTTTTTGGCCTGCGTCTGGCCACCGTCTTTCCGGTCGTCTGCGGGACGAGTTGCCTCGCTACCCCTAGTGACCCATTCCCAATACCTGTCGGCTAGTCGGGCCGGGTCAAGAACATCGCGCTGAGTTCCAAACTCTAACGCAATCCTCAAACAATCCATCCGGGCATGGACTCTTTCAAGTTCATCCATGAACCATGCCCATCAATTCTGACACCCGGTCAATGGCGGTTTGCCTGCCAGGTGCTTTTGCATCCCAATAAGGATGCGTCTTGTCGTTCATGATGGCATCAATCTCGGCTTGTGCCTCCTTTGGTGTCATAGCACGGCTAGAAGGACTGTCAGAGATTGTGTCTTCACTGGTTACACTATGCCGGAAATCCGCCATGTTTGCAAATGCTTTGATGAAATCGGGGTGGTTGCCGACCATCGTGCCATCTGCCAGCTTCATTTCCAAAATCTCAGGTGTTGCAAAGTCTTGCACCACAGTTTTTGCCGCAGAAAGTTTTTGCTCAAACGCTTGCCCCCACTCTTTACGGAGTTCCGTTTCAACCTGTTCACGGGCATATTGTGCATTTTGCTCCGCCGCTTCCGCACCCTGTTGGGACAAGCTTTTATAGTATTCCAAAACACCATTCGCTTGTTCCGGCGAGAGCCGGAGTTTGTGCGCAACATCTGCGTAAGATTTGGCGGCATCTTCTGTAATTACATTCCCGTCAACAGGTATTTCATAACCATCAGGCGTTTCTGGCCGCCCTAGTCTGCCATAAATGCGGTCAAGGTCTTCTTCTGTCGGGTTGACCGGCATTGGAATCTTGTCTGCACCAATAAGACGCTGCGCGTTCACATAGGAACGAGCTAGGTTTTCAACATCTTTGATTGGGGAAAGGCTTGGGTGGTCACGCAATTCTTCTGGTATTGTGCTTAGAAAATCGTTACCAGAACCGCCTTGCGCTACATCCGCTGGTGTTTCCAACAGCGGTGCTTCGGTAGGCTGGTCTACCTGTTCGATTGCTTCTTCTGACATAATTACTCCTCTGTCAGCATGTTGTGGATGTGGAGGATGACTGCTCTTTTACCCTCCTCAAAAGCTGTGGCCTTGGCATCGCCAGCCACATAGCTTAAAGACCGCCAGTTACAGCGGGCTTCAAGGTCGTGAAGAACCTTCTGTCCATTTGTGGAGTCAAAGGTTTCTTTATACATTGCGCGGAGTTTGTCTATTTCTTCCATTACTCTCCAACCATCCTAACTGCTTGTGCAGCTTGGGCGGCGGTATAGACATCTTCTTGTTCCTGCTGCCGTTGCTGCATCATTGCTTCCTGTTGCGCTCTGGCTGCCCGTGTTTCAGCTATTTCACGCTGGGAACGAAGCGTAGTCTTGGGAACACCGAGAGCATCGGTAACATGCCTCACCAGCCCGTCTGGGTCAATATGGTCGCCAACGGGTAGGGCCTGAGACAGCGGCATGAGGATTTCCAACGCCCGCATAGTGTTATTGAGGCTGTTGGACTTTTGCGCACGAGCCAGCGGTGAGACATACTCAATCTCAACATTCCGGCCTTGCAGCATTTCTGGGGGCTGTGCCAGCATTTGCTCCCGCAGCATTAGAGCAAACACGCGGTCAATCAGTGGGCGCAGCATTTCATTCATCAGTCTGCCCAGCACAGGGCCAATGACCCGCATGCGTTCTTCTTGCCTGCCAATCACTTCTGTTGCAGTCATGTTTGGCCCACCGCCAATCAACAGCTGGTCAACAAAGAAGGCAGAGCGAATGGCTTGTCTGCGCTGGTTCTCCATCTCCAGACCAATGTTAATGTTTGCGCCAGTATTCAGCGGGGTAATGGTGTCGCGTGAGCCAGACCGGTAGAAGTTAAGGCCACCAGGCTGGGTGCGAATGGGCAGCAAAAAGCCATCATCAGGAACCAGCAGCGGCGGGTTAATCATCTTTTGTGCCGCTTCAATGATGGTCTTGGACATCAGGTTAATCATCTTGACATCTGGTAGGGCGGTCATGGCCGGCGACCGCCCCATAATCTCACCGGTTGCTTTCAAGAAACGCGGAACCACATAGGGCATCTCATTGAAGCCACCTTCAAGCATAATCATGCCCGTCTTCTTGCAAATGTAGACGGATGAATATGGCATATTCTTGTTGTCAATCTTGGTAGCGTCCCGGTCTTCGTTTGGCAAAACAATGTGCAGCAGTTCAACCATGTCATCCGGGTTCTTCTCAAATGTCTTGCGGATGTGTTCGCTGACATTCTCTTCGCCAAAGCGTTCAATGGCTTGGGAAGCTGTGGACTCATACAGCCGGTATACGGCGTTTACCACACCAAACCGGTCTTCGGTCACATAATATTCAGAGATGTGCCGGGTGCTGAAACGCAAGTCACCATCTGACATTTCGCAGAACATACAGCCCGTGCCAAACACAACCAGGTCAACATACATCTCGTGTATTTCAGTCTCAAAGTTTGACTGGTTAAATGCTTGAATCATGCGCATGCTGGTGTCTTGCAGCCATTCGCGCACATCATCGTCCCGGTTTATGTCGGAGTCCTTGATGTCCAGATGAAACCAAGGGGATGCGCCGGAGGTCAGCATGCCGTGTAGGCTGGAAGCCAAAAGGTCAACAGCCTGCAAAGCCGTGCCATCGTAAATCATTTCCATGCGTTTCTCGCCACGAGACCGCTTCTTCACGATGTCAGCCTTGCGGGGCAACATATAATCCGCAAGTTCTTGGTAATGCGTGTTCCAGTTGTCGCGTTTTGCTTTTAGTTCCTCAAAGCGTTTGACCAATATTTTAGCATGCTGTTCCATAATCAACCTAACAATGTTGGAGCTTGACCAGAGGCGGGAGCGTCACCTAAAAGCCCGCCAACAATCGTTGCAGTGCGCCCTCTGCGCCGAGAGCGTTGCATCCGCACTTGTTCTTCCGCCCGTGCCGCTGCGGCAGCTGCATCCACTTCGGGGGTTCCTGTTACGCCAGTAGTGGCTGGGGGTGGTGCCGGTGGTGCTGCACCCATAATGGTTCTAGCTGTCCCGTCTTCACCAGGCAGCATTGAGCGTTCTGTGGGCGTTAAAGCGCGGGCCCTAATTACGCCGCCCCTTTCTTCAAACATAGGAAACTGGTCGCCAGTGCGCGTTATTCTGTTAATTCTAGCAGCAATCGGATTATAGTCTGGGCGACCCACATAATCATCGCCGCCAAAAGCCCCGGCACCCTTTCTTACAACACCAACGGTCATACCGCGCTCGTCCCTAACAGGAGTCCCGCCTAGCTCCAGAGCCTTAATCATTCTTTCTCTTGTTGGGCGGCCAATCCCAGATTGGAGGGCTGACAGCTGAAGTCCAAATGGAGCGAGTATGGGTCTTTCTTCCACCTCTTGCTCTACACGCTGGCCTCTTTCTCGAATTTCTTGAGTAGACTGCTGTCTTTCCTGGTCGCCATAAAAAAAGTCTAAAACACTTTCATAATTGTCAAATATGCTCATTTGTCTTTCCTAAAGCTGAAACGGATTGTAATCGTTGACTGCCATTTGTTGCGGAGGCTTGACCATCCTTTGTTTATTTTCCAGCCCAATAGCCAAATACCTAAACGCATCCGCAGCATGGCTCGTGAAATCATGGCGCGGGTGATCTCTGAAAACTTTTTTGCGTTCATCCCATTCCTGCCTGTACTGCCGTAGCATCTCTACGCCATCATTACACTTATCTCTGTCAAAAAAGCATTTTGGCATCATCATGCGTGCTGCATTGATGCCGTCAGCTACTTTCATTTTGGGGATAACACGGAAGCGGATGCCGAGACTAAAGGCAGTCTCAAGCCGTGACTTGCCGCTACCTAGCTCTCTTACTTCGATATCGTGCGGAGCGAGGTGATCACCGTAGTGATAATCTTTTTGGCGCAGGACTTCAGCGTAGTGATCCAGCCCAACACCACCGTTCTCATAGTAATCAATGATGTTGATAGAACCGCCACGGAAGACTTGAGCAAACCATATAGCCGTTGAGTCATTTATACCCAGATCCCAGGCTGTATGCACAGGATAAGCAGGATCATACGGAACCCTTGTAATCCTTCCAGCATCATCGGCATCAGCCAGCAGTTTCCCATAATAGGCACCAATGATAGCAGCAGTGAACGAACATTCATACTCTTGCTCGTATTGCTCCGGCGTCATCTGTGCTTTGGCGGCATCAAGCTCCTCTGCCTTCACAAGCTCACTCTCAGAGGCTTTGACGGTCTTGTGGTACCATTGATCAGAGCCATTGGCCGTCTCAGACTTGGCTTGTTCTAATAGATCAAAAAAATGATTATGTCCGGCTGGGGTGCCTAGAAATACAGCCGCACCCTCTCTGTCGGACAGTGCCGGCCTTACAACCTCCCCCCATACCCTTGGGTTCTGCATCCCAAATTCATCAAAAATACACAGGTCAAGGTAAATACCACGCAAGCTATCTGGGTTTTCAGCAGACAGCAGCATCAGACGCGCACCATTTGGGAAATCCACACGCAACTCTGTCTCATTAAAAGTAACGCCGGGTATCACCCCAGCGTAGTATTTCACATAATCCCAAGCAATCCGCTTGGCCTGTGTAAAGGTAGGGGCCACAAACGCAACCCGTGGCCGTGGTAGCTCACAAGTCAAAGCACGCTTTATAAGCTCATTTACGGCCCATACGGTCTTGCCAAAGCGTCTGTGCATCACAAGAACATTCCAACGCTTCAAGCTACCGTGCATCTCCGCCTGTAGCTCTCTTGGCTTATAAGGAATCTTAACTTGCATACTCTTTAATCCGCTTCCCAAAGTATCCGCACAGTGCCATCACTGACCTCAACACCGGCCCGGTTCTTCTGGTCGCCAAACCTGTCAGGCAACACCTTGCCAACTTTCCAGCGCACATGAGTGGCATAATCCCTCAATACATTAGGGTCATACTTCTTAGAACCCGTCAGCATATCAACATACATACCCTCAACTTCCTCCAGAGCCTTCTCAGCACTCTGCTGTTGAGCAGTCTTAATCATGTTAGATA